GTATCCCATCCTTTTTGAAGTAAATGTTGACATCGTTGAGAATATCCTTGAGGACTTCAAACACCGCTTTAAAAGCGACAGCTTGAACACTCACAAACTTCATTTTACAAAAAGCGCACTATTTCTTTATTGTATTCTGATAAGCATCAGCTACACTTTGATTAATTTTTGCTTCGAGATCTTTTGTCATTGCGGGTTGAAGTGATTGACCGTACATTGATAGTTCAAACATTCCACCTGATTCTTCCGAGCCATCGAGTGATGACAGATTCCCGCCCCACCCGCCTAACTTGACAGGTGTGAGTTCTTCTGGTGGAAGGAGTGAATTGAGCCAGGCTTTTATTTCGTTTCCAACGAGCATTTTTCCATTCTGTGTCAACATAGTCGGCACTCGAGTGATTCTTCCTCTATATTGCTGAGGTATTCCGTATGTCGTAACATCGTGGAACCTAATAATCTGTAATATCTGGGGTTTGCTATCTATAAATTTTTTCACCTCCATCGAGTGCATACACTTTGGACTATACAGCAACAGGGCCATTTATAATTACTTGTGTTTTGTTAAAATAAAATTAACGCATATAGTAATAAATGATAGCACCACTTCTTATTGTCGTCTTGGTCGCCTTGTTAGTCTGGTACTTTTATAGGAGTGAAGGGTACGCAAAGTACCCCAGTGATACACTGCCATACGACCCATCTTCTGATCCTTTTGCGTACAGTGGTCTCGGTGAGGTTGGGTACATAGGACCTGACCCTGTTGACGACAGGATAAAAGTTGTTAAATCCGCCCTGAGTAAAAGTCGAAATGATGTGCAGTTTGTGCGAATAGATAGTGTTCAAGCGAATGGACCTATACAAGTGGCCAAGTTTGTGTTCCTCGACGATTCCACAAAGCCCTATGCGTATCAGGTTACTTCAAGACTCGATGTATCCGGAAGAAAACCAATTCTTTTGGACCTCACAGTGTCTAACACAATGATTGATATTACAAATGGCCTCGCAGCCGCAAAGTTCACACAGGGTCTCATTCAGAGTCCAGCTATTGAACAAACGGTCGCAGCGGCCATCAAACAACACATTTTGAAACGCGATGGAAACGACTTGCAGTTTGTGTCGACGCAAAGTCTCAACAACACAGGAAATATTTACTCGGCTGTTATGTTCTTTATGGATTCTTCTGATTTTCCAATTGGTGTCGTGGTTCGTGGTACTGTGGATATGTCCGCTTGTCCACCGAGGGTCTTAAAAGTAGCTTACTCGGAGAATGCAACTTCAAAGAATGATATTTCACCAACCAATGTGGCGGTCACGTATGAAGGATTAAAACCTTTTGATGGTGACTCATTTTTTCCATTTGTCAGCTACACGACTATTCAGCAAGCAGCAGCCCCTGATCTCAAGGATCTGAAAAAGTACAATGATATTCTTGGAAACGCAGCGGCGAGCACCAAATATCAGCCAGCTGGTGGAAAGAGCGTGATCACAACGGTTGAAGATGGTGCGGTTGGTGCGTATAACACCGTAAAGGATGGGGTGGTTGGTGCAGCAAACACGGTTGCGAGTGGGGTCACAGGTGCGGCAAATACCGTTGCAAAAGGAACCACTGATACTGTGAACAGTGTTGCGAGTTTTTTCGGTTTTTAAAAATGTAAAGTTTAGTAAATGATTCTTCGAGACATTATACAGATTGAAAAAAAGAGAACAGATATCAAAAAACAAATTTATCAAAAGATATTTGAACAGTTTACTCGAAAGATTAAAATGTCTGTCGAGCTTGGCCAAAAACAAGTCTTTCTTCAAGTTCCTGCGTTTTTATTCGGATTCCCGACATTCGACCGTGCCAAAGCGACAGATTATTTAAAGAGGCAATTGGAGCGTTCTGGTTTTGACGTGACAAAGATTGACGAGTACGACTTGTATGTTTCTTGGTTCAAGGCGGCGAAACCCCAAAAAGAGCCAGAAGAATCTTCAGAGCTGCCAAATCTCGCCAATCTTCGAAAACTCGCCATAAAGTATGGTTCTGCGCCACACAGCCGATAACTTTTTCAAATCAACTATAAATGGAATTAAACGTGCTTGTCGAGGCCAAAAAGGAGTACCTGAATCAGTTGTGTATCATAATGTGCCCGTTCATCATCGAGGCGTTCGAGGACATGTACGAGGAGGCTGAAAAGTTGAGCAAGGGGAGGAACATTCTCATTCAGTACCAGACGCTTCTCAAGATGGTTCAAGAGTGGAGTGACAGTATAATCAAGGGTCACGCGGATAACCACATTAATTCGTGCAGTTGGTTTTCAGATCTTCTCGCGGCAGTCTTTGTGAGTTTTGTGAAGATTCTTTCATCGGTTCGATTGAAAACTGAAAACAAAAAGATTTCTATAAAGCTTCCAACAACCGAGTATTTTATTCACAAGTGTTACATCAACGTGGCCAAGGATCTTTACAAGGATCCCTGGGTTTACCACAATGAGATGAGCAAGTATGAGCGTGACGACATTTTGACAAAACGAATCACAGTCGCGATCGAAGCCACAATCAAAGAACTCATTCCTGTTCAGCAGATTCTCAAAACGTACATGTCACAAGACACGTCGAACATAGATGTTGGCGGTGAGCCCGAGGAAGCTGATGTCGGTGAAGGTGAAGAAGAGCCAGAAGCTCCCGCAGAACCCGAACCCGAACCAGCTCCCGCTGAACCCGAACCAGCCCCTGCCGAACCAGCTCCCGCAGAACCCCAGCAGGAATCGGAAATAAAGTCAATACCAGTGACAGCCCCACCAGAAGCTTCTGAAAATTTGTTTGATGATGCGATTGATGAAGAAAAGAAACCTTGATTAAATAATAATGAACGTCGAGGATCTTATACGTGAACCAGCTGGTGCAGCTATCCTCGCAGGTGGTGCAACAGCTATATATATTCATTTTAAAGCCAAACTTAACAATGAACCGCTTCCAACCACGAGTCAGTTTGTGAAACCCGCAGTCCTGGTGGCGATTCTTGTGTACATAATCACAATGTACGGAATGGGTAAAAAGGAACGATTATCAACTGAGCCGTATTAAAGATTTCGCGAATTATATAACAAAATGTCCACTTCACTGAAAGCTTTTAATGATATGCTCGAGCAATTTGTCAAGGAGCTTATTGAGACATTCCCAGAAGAGAAATGTCTCAAAAAGTACGCTATCAAGATTGATATGCTTCGTAACTCGAATCCACGAAAGTGTGTCGACAAGTTTATGAGACGTATAAAACCATACTCGGAGTTTATTATGAAAAAGGATGATTCCTTTTTTATGAACATCCCAGAAGGTCAGGAGGTTCCGGCGTTTGTTGTGGATCTCAATTTGCACTCGAATTGGAGCCCCGACTTGTCTCAGAAGACCAAGGATGCAATTTGGCAGTACCTTCAAACGCTGTATATGCTCGGAACGACAATAACATCCATTCCTGCAGAAACGATGGATATGATTGAGATGATTGCGAAACAGTGCGCTGACAAGATGGGTGCTGCGACTGAAGGTGGTGGTCAATTCGATGAGAAGGCGCTTATGTCGAGTTTATCAGGAATGTCGGGACTTTTTGGGAATCTCCTCAATAAAAACTAATCTACAGGTATAGAAATGGAAAGCACTAACGCTTGGTTTAATGATCCAGTGGAGTTATTCAAGACGAACAAAATTGCACAGTTTTGGCCAACAATGTCACAGAGTCCAGCTGATAGAATCAATGCAACAACACGATTTATAATTTATGGTAGTTGTATCGTGTACCTTATAAAGAGAGATGTTCGTGTGTTTCTTCTAGCTGCTATGGTGTTGGCTGTAATGTTTTTTCTTTATAAAGGAGGTTTTGTGAAATCATCAGCGTTTACACTTCCAGCAGAGTTTGTTGATCAAAGGTATCCGCGAGTCTGTGAGCGTCCAACATATGACAATCCTATGGGTAATGTTCTTCTTTCTGATTACGTGACTCAGCCAAATCGTGCTCCAGCTTGTGATTACAACACAGTAAAACCTATGGTTTCCAGGCTTCTTGATCAGACTATTCCATTTGATGCAGGTCGTTCGAGATCTGCTGATCCGGATGTTCAGCAGAGAGCAGCTGGTCGTCAGTGGGTAACTCTTCCACCAACCACCATTCCAGGTGACCAGACTGGATTTGCCGAGTGGTGTTATGGTTCAAAGTTTGCACCACTCTGCCGTGATGATCCATCTATGTGCAATCCAGATATGAGAGGTGTTCAGTTGGAAGCACTCTCCGGTCTCGATATGTCTGGCGCTCCACGAAACCCTTAAATATAATTTCCTCAATGTATTATAAAATGGCATACCAGCTTCAGCCAGGACTTAATAATGTTGACCCAGGGACAATTCCCACGCCTTGTGCGAGTGACTTTGTTTTCGAGTATCCGGTTCCTTCAGCACTCAAGTATTGCTGTCGGCCAAGTACTATGATTTACGGAACAGCTCCTTATATGGCTGGGAAAGGCGCACCCAACGAACTCGTTATGGTTGATGACGCTCTTCGACCACAAGCCACAACGCAGTTTCGGAAAACATACGTTGAAACATACAAGAATCAGACATTCCCTTGGCAAAATATGAGTTGTGCAGGACCTGTTCGTGTTATGAAATATGAGCCAACAAGTTCAAGAGCCGATATGCAAAACGCCAACTTTATGATACGCTATGGAAGAAAATAAAATATCCTCATTTTATAGTAAATGGCGGAACCATTGTCAATTGCAGCAGTTCTTGGCCTCGCATTTGTGGCTAAAAAACTGAGCGAAACGAAACCTGAAATACCTCAGGAACAGCAACAGTCGAAAAAAGAAGTTTCTCCGATATATGATCCAACTTTGGTTCCACGAGAAGCGACAATGTCATTTGCAGAATTGATGAAGGGTAAAACTGAAAAGTACGTTGCTCCAGCACAAGGAAATTTTGGAGACATTAAACCAAACACAACTTTTGCGCTCGGTATGCCCGATCCGACGAGTCAATTTATGGAACGAATGTATGTTTCCAATCAGCAAAACAACATTTCACCAACCGATAAAATTATGGTCGGTCCAGGTCTCGGCGTAGGCCCTGATGTTCCGGCGGTCGGAGGGTACCAGCAGGTGTATCGAGTTTTGCCAAATAATGTAGGTGCGTATCGTTTGACGCAACTTCCCGGAAGAGCTGGACCTCGAGATGGAACTGCACTTGCCGGCGGTATCGCACCAACTTGGGCGGGTGATCAGCCTTGGGGTAATGTCGCTCACAATCGTCCCGAAAAGACTGCGTTTTTGCCGGTTCGTCACCCTTCTATGAGAGCGAGGGCACAGGGACAAGGTGATGCAGTGACCGCTCCAGCTGGACATCAAGCCTATGAGAAAACGAAGCGCCAAACAAATCGTTCCGAAACAACTCAGAGAACGGATGGATTGAGCTACGCACCTGCTAAACGATTCGTGCCAGCTGGCGAGGTGACACAAGATCCAACCAGGAACAAGACTGATTACAATGATCGGCAATTCTACCACGTTGACAACGCAGCCCCAGGTATCACAAACTTTGTTGGCGCTTACACAGTTACTGCAAACGACATTCGTGATGACGACAAGCGCAGCAAAGCAAACAGAGCTGGACCTGCTGGTGGTCGTATGAACGTTATGCTCGGAAACCCCGGAAAAGTCACGACAACAAGACAAGTGACTTGCCCTCAACCCATTATGCCAAGAGGACCAACTGGATCAGCTGGACAACAATACGTGCCTCTCGGATACCAGGAGAATAATGCGTACAAAGGAAATCACAATCCATACGCGGGAAATAGAAGTCTCAACATCGCAAAGAACCAGCTCGAAAAGAACCCTCTTGCGCATAGTATTTCTAATTAAAAAGCTCAATAATTGTTAAATGGGTGTGACAATTGTTGATATCGATTCAAGTGAACGTGATATAATCAAGTACCCTTTACCAAATGATTACACAGTGAATATGAATTTGCCTCTTTATAGAGTGTCAAAGATTCGTCTGTTAACAGCCCGTTTGGTAAATTGTCAACCACTTATAAATTCAGGTAACAAACAATTTCAAATTGATGGAACAACAATTGTTCTTCCACAAGGAACTTTTTCAAATGGTTCTAATTTAGCTTCTGGTCTCCAAGATGCTCTTGTCGGAACAAATGTCACGAGTGTGAGTTTTAATTCGTACACAAATGCGTTGACTTTTTCAAATGTCGGATCTGGAAACAACTTTACGTTTAAATTCTTCACTGGATCGAATGGTTACGCAACCTCCTCGAGTGTCGCAGGTCCCGCAAACGTGTTGGGTTTTAACGGGGACGATGTGTCTTCTGTGGGTGGCACTCTCGTTTCAAACGCAATAAATTTGAATGGTCCAACTTCAATACTTTTGCGATTGACTGTGAATGGTGAAGATCTCAAACAAACTTCGTACATTGATGGAGGAACATTTAGTTTTGGAAACACGACGTATAGCAACACAACCACAAACCAACTGTTGCCGTCGTACATGGGAAGAATACCTCTCGATCTTCCTGGAACAGTGTTTCAATACACTCCACAAGAACACTTGATAGAGTACGACCTTCCACCGGACATTAACTAACGAAACTCACCATTCGAATGTACTGGAACAACGGAACAAAATTAATACCATATGATTTTGGGGTAACAAATCATATGCTAAAGTTTGAATTCACGTGTGAAACAGATAGATTTTTAAAAGTGTACCCATACAAAGATATTGGTAAACTTCCTGATCCTATTAAAGATGCTGAAGGCGCGCCAAATATAAATTTTGTGTACATTATTGCATTTGTTGTGCTATTCTTGGGGTTCCTGATGCTTATCGGGTAACCGCGTAGACCGGCTGCTGAGGTGGCAACACGCGCCTGGAGAGCATAGAGAGCACAAAGTACACAAAGATGGACATCAGTGTCGTGGCCAGAGCAGTCAAGAAGAAGTAGGATCCACTCGTCTTTGGCGTGTTGATAACCTGGGAAATTATCCAACGGACAGCATCCATCCAGGCAATAGCTGAAGCAAAGCTAAAGCCAGCAACGATTGCATTAAGGGATTGGGTCTCAAGCTGAATGGCACCGACTGAAAGAGCGTTCATCATTTTTATAAGTACTCAAGAAATTTTATTCTGGAATCAGTTCCTCCTCGACAAGTATCGTGCTGAAAATTTTTTTGATTGGAATCTTCTTTTTATAGTATCCCTTTGGTGTTTTCTTCGGGTCCTCGTCCTCATCTTCGTCCTCAGTCGTGTCACCACCATCATCTGATGAAGATGATTCTATTGTTTTCCACAAGGCATACTTTACACCATCATCATATGGTTCCATTCTATCTTTGTGAATCACTTTTTTCAATTGCATTTTTAAGCATTTTTTCCGCTGGAGAAAATGGCTCCCACTCGTTCCAAGTGTCGTACGCCTTGTTTATGTTGTTGAGGAGTTCGTCTGGTCCCTCGTATCTGGTGAACTCCTCTTCTTTCACTTCTTGTCCCTGATCCGAATCAGTCTCCCACTCTGATTCAGAATCAGAATCCTCGTAAACTTCCGGAAAAAGAGTTCCGATTTGTTTACCAACAAGATTCATTGCACAGTATCTCATTGAGTAAGCAACATCCATAGCCGTGACACAATCACGACCACAACCCTTTGCATAGTGTCCTGCTAAAACAATAGAAGACTCCATAACTGGAGTCATTATATCAATCGCATTCTTGATTATATCAGCTTCCATTTTGTACTACACTAGAAGAAGTTATTATCTATAAATATAACTCCAGCGAGTCCATTTCGAATTCTCAAGATGTTGAAGCTTCTCGCGTACACACGAACCTCAACATTGTACTCTTGAGAATTGATATTCACGTTGAGAAGTTTGTTGATTATTCGACTCATATTTGTCTGTCCCGATGGCTCGGAGTTTTCAGGAAAGAGTGAAAAACTATACGAGTAAATAAATCTCGTCGGTGATCGAGTGTGAAAGTTGAGTGGCTGAGCCTTTCTGAGGTACAAATAATTTGCAATGTCAGAGTTTATTCTCGTTTCATTATTGAATTTTAAATTTATACTTTGTAAAATGTCAACCGGTGTACCATTATAAATATTCGAGTACGAGAAAAGATCATTGTTGGCGACTGCGTTTGAAGTTTGAATGACAATATAAAGTTCACGAACCGGGTTCACGAATGTCAACTGCATTTGTGTAAAAGTTTCTCCGGCTGGAATAGTTTGTTTATTTTGTTGAAGTTGTGTAATTGCGTAATCAATTTGTCTCCTTTTGATGTAATTGAGTTCTGGTGTCGACAAGAAGATGAACTCAACAGGCACGGACATTTGAAGAATGCTCGCAATTGCGTCTCCTGGATAGTTTCCAGGTGCGTACATCGCAGGGACAACAAGTTGAGAAAGTGGTTTCAATTGAATTCGAACTTGAACTTCTTGAAATGTTATGGCTGAGAGCGGAATGGCCATACTGTCATTTCTGTAAAAGTAAAACGGAAGAGGTATTATGTAGAGCGATGCGTTTTGTATTCCTGTGAGTGCATTGAGATCATAATTTGTTCCGACAAGTGCCTTCATAGACGCTTGTTGTGAATCACTGATCCACATATCTGAATATATTTCCATAAATTCACCATTTATCCTCTGAACAGTCTGACCACCGATTATGAGATCTGCGTAATCAATGAGTGCATTTCCTATAGAATCTGTGTAGCCAACGTTTGAACCGTCTACGACAGCATTCGATGAGGACACATTTGATAAAAGAACTCTGAGGTAAATTGTTCGAATGAGATCACCCATTCGAGGAATGGTGGCCACGAGATTTTGGCCAAACCCAAGAGCTCCGTCTATTGGTGTGTCCATCACTTCTAATGCAAACTTTGTGTGTTGCTTGTAGACTTTTTGAAAGTAAGTGAATTGTGGATCACCAGTTAGAAATGTGTCCTGAATGCCAGTGTAAGCGATTTCAACACGACCACTGGCCATTTACTATTATCTCGCGAGAAATTTCAAAGACTAAAATTTCGAGTACTAGTAGTAATGAATCTTTCACTGAGAAAGTTCAACCCAGCGAATATGGCCGATGACAAGGTGTGCGTGTTTATCGGAAAGCGAGGTACTGGTAAAAGTTGTCTCGTCACGGACATATTATATCACAAGAGACACATACCATCAGGAATAGTTATGTCAGCCACCGAAGAAGGAAATCATCACTACAAATCTTTTGTACCAGACTTGTTTATTTACTCTGATTATGACCGAGATGCAATTGAAAGAGTTTTAGAACGACAAAAGAAACAACTCGCGGTAAAAGATAATATTCCAGGCGCTTTCATTCTTTTAGATGACTGTATGTACGATAGAAAGTTTATGAAGGACACGTGCATTCGTCAGTGTTTTATGAATGGCAGACACTGGAAACTCTTCTTTATGCTCACGATGCAGTACTGTATGGACTTGACACCAGATCTTCGAGCCAATGTGGATTATGTATTCATTCTTCGTGAAAATATTATTCAAAATCGCGAAAAACTTTACAAATCCTTTTTTGGAATTTTTCCATCGTTCGACATGTTCAATCAGGTTATGGATTCCTGCACTGAAAACTACGAGTGTATGGTTCTTGATAATACATCAAAGAGTAATAAAATTCAAGATTGTGTTTTTTGGTACAAGGCTTCTCTTCGTAAAAACTTTCGAATCGGTTCACCTGCAATGTGGGAGTACCACAAGAAACATTATAACCCAAAACACGCCATCGAAGGTCCGAAGAATGGTGAAGCTAGGAAAAAGACGACTATAAAGGTTGTTAAAAAGACTACTTGAATGACCAGTACCTCTTTTTCAAATTTTTAGCACCCTTTTCTTCAAGTGCACGCGCGGCTTTATACGCGGACTCTGTGAAAACAGGGATACGCTCGAAATTTGTATTTGTGAAAACTTTTCGACCATTTTGAAAAGCTTTTTTCGCAGCCCTCACAACATTGTTGTTGTACAATCTTGGGTTCGAGATGATATTATGAGTCGAGGGAAGAGTGTACACATTGATAACTTCCATAGCTCGTCGACCTGCGCCGGATCGAACTGTGTGAGCCATTTGCATAAGTTTGAGATTCCTCATAGAAATCTTTCGTTTAGGTTTTGATGGAAACATTCTCTGAAAAAAACTCTTCTTCTGTGGACCCTGGCTCGATGTGTTGAGCATCAACATTCGGTTTGGTCCGCGATATGACATGTGACCCTTTAAAGGAACATTCACAGCGGTGGAACCATAATAAGGCATCAAGGCGTTCTTTGCATTGTGACCAGCCAACATTTCGTGAAGCTTTGCTCTTGTGCCAGCTCCACGAAGTGAACTTAAAGCAAGAAACCCTAGAGCCCCCGCCTTGAGACCCTTTTTTAATCGACTTTCAAAAGCTGGCTTCTTTTTTGGGCTCCGGCTACGAGAAGTCGGTACTTGTGGGAAAATATTTGAAGACCTTGGTGAAGGTGTTGGTGATTCACCCCACGCCATTCGTGTCAAAAAGTTGTTTCGTTCACTTGGGGTCAATTTTCTGGCCCCCAACCGAGCTGGTGCAGAATTGGATCGAGTCATTTATTTGTATTTAGCGCAGATAAAATTATCAATTTCGAATTTCCATTGACTTGGAAGCTCCTTTGAAAAATCAATCTCACCGTCGAGTTCGAGAACCCTGTTGTGTTTGTTTAGCCACATATCGTGATAGTGTTGACAATTGGCAATGTACGAAGGTGGTATATTTTCGCCTTGTCTGTTTCGGGATCTGATGCGATTGAAGCAAGTGAGGTGACTCGTCTTGAGATAAATAATTCCATCAATCTTGAGATCACCAACAAGTTCATCAAACCATTTGAGATAAATCGAGTACTCAATGTCTTCAATCTTTCCATCATCGTGAAGCATCTTTGCAAAAATCTCGCGATCAGTGAACACAGATCGTTCGGTGATCACGAGCCGATTCTTTGGTGCAGCCTTGAGCAGTTTTATCCTTGTGATGAACGCCATCATTTGAAAAGAAAAGGCGTAACGTTTAGGGTTTTCGTAGTACTTTTCAAGGATAGTTGTACCATTGCTGTCAACAATAGTACTCCACTCATC